TGGTCGCACTCACAAAGCTTACCGACATTGCCCGCTTCAAGCCCGATCCGCGCCATCTGCAAAGCCAGAAAAGAAGCCGCAACTCATTGAACTGTCGGCTCTTGGAGCTCTTAGGTTGATGCGAAAGACCAGTAACCCATTCTTCCCTCCGCGTCCCTTTGCGCCCTTTGCGCCTTCGCGTTTCGCTCCTCTCCCATTCTTTTCAGTGTCCTCAGTAACTCAGTTCCCTCAGTGGTTCTCTTCTCTCCCCCCATAACAAATAACTTTTAACCAGTAACCCATTCTTCCCTCCGCGTCCCTTTACGCCCTTTGCGCCTCCGCGTTTCGCTCCTCTCCCATTCTTCTTTTCAGTGTCCTCAGTAACTCAGTTCCCTCAGTGGTTCTCTTCTCTCCCAATAACAAATAACTTTTAACCAGTAACCCATTCTTCCCTCCGCGTCCCTTTTCGCCCTTTGCGCCTCCGCGTTTCGCTCCTCTCCCCTTCTTTTCAGTGTCCTCAGTAACTCAGTTCCCTCAGTGGTTCTCTTCTCTCCCAATAACAAATAACTTTTAACCAGTAACCCATTCTTCCCTCCGCGTCCCTTTGCGCCCTTTGCGCCTTCGCGGTAAAACATCACCATCCCGTGACAGTAGGCACTGCGAAGGGCGAATTTTCCCACACGCATGCATCCGCCTTGGCAGCGGAGAAGGCACTGGTGAACATGGAGCCGCAGGCGATGCAGCCTAGCAGGGCATCCGCCCTGTCGGGCGAGTGACGGCCTTCCGCGCGCATCTTGTCCTTGGACTCCACGCGGAGCTTGCCGTTCTCGTTCCACTCGCTCTTGCGGGTGGATAGCTGCTTGAAGGTCACCGGATCCAGTTGGCCGAGGTTCACGCGCCCGCGCTCTATCTCCCGTGCTCCCACGTGCCACACCTCCCCTATCATGTTGGCGTATTCGCCCGACTCCTTGGCGGTGGCTCCGCCGTGGAAGCGGTGGATGCGGTAGTCCAGCTCCGTCATGGCATCTATCATCGCCGTGCCCAGGCCATCCGCATCTCCCCACACCTGTGAGGCGTGGATGCCCTCGCTGCGGAGCGTGAAGACGAATTCCCGTGCCGCCTGCATGGTATCCTTTTCCACCCACGCCTTGTGAATGCGCACCACATTGCCGCGACGTATGGCCAACACATTCTCATCACGGCCTGCGGCGAAGTCACAGAAGGCCACCACAGCGCCGCTGGGATCGGGCTCCGGCTGTTCATCGATCGCGCGGGCCAGCCTGTCAGACGAGATAATGAGGCGTTCTGCATCCTCCGTGAACTCGGCGTCATGCATGGAGCGATAGAGCGGATGAGCGGCTCCGTATTTTTCCAAATCCCGCGCACGCTTTGCAGGGTCTAGGTGCGGGCATTCCATCGATGTGACCTTGCGCGTCCAGAAATACTTCGCGTGTGCGTGGAAGGCCTCGTAGAAATGGCCCCACGGTTTTCCCGGTGTGCTCACCCAGAGTTGGAACACGCGTGTGCAGCGGTCGAACGCCTCAAACACCGCATCCGGCACCGTTTTTGCCTCGTCCACGATGATGAAAACCGGATCCGTCTGGCGGTTGATTTTCGGGTGCCATCCTTCCGCGCGGCCTGCGTCGTCGGTGGAAAACCCGAGTGCAAATCCGCCTTCCGGGGTATTCAGTTCGGTTTGCAGGAATGTCCAGGCCGGAAACTTCTGCTGGAACACCCGCAGGGCTGGCCATAACTGCTTTTCCACCTGGCGGAATGATCCGCTGGTTACGATCACCTGCCCGCGCGGATAGCGATTGAGAAACCAGCAGATGGCCGGGGCCACGATGTTTGACGTTTTGCCAGAACCGTTAGCCGCAGCCACCGCCACAGGCTTTCCTCTGCTTTCCTGTTTCTCGATAGCCTGTAAGACTTCGATCTGCCAATCGTAAATTCCTTCCATTCCAAGGTGCAGAATGGCGAATTGAGATGCGGAGAAATCGATTGCCATGGTCTTCACGCTTCCGGGTTGTCCTCATTTTCTAGGCGCTTGGTGATATTGGCAATACGCAGGAGAACCGCCTCCACTTCGGGGGTCGGACGTATTGTCCCCTGCGCTTCTATCGGCCCCCCTTCAGGCCCGCTGATCTCGGCCGATACCTTGTCTCTCCACAGATCTGGTCTGCGGTTTTTCAGCCAGAAAATACAGGCCAGCACATCTGGCGGGCAATGCTTGAGGTATGGGACTCTGACCGGTTGGCCCTTTTCCATGAAAACTTTAATATCCGTGAATGTGTATCCCGTCGCCCGCTGATAGAGCTGGCACGCCACGTGGGTATCCGCATGGATTTTTCTGCTCCTTAAGGCTTCCATGAACTCAGGGTGAGCGTGCTTCCAACGCGTCACCGTCGTGTTCGACACCCCGAAGGAATTCGCCAGGTCCTGATCAGTCGCCCCCAAGCGGCACAGATTCTGTGCCTGCTTCACGTATTCATCGCGGTACGATGACTTAGGGCCTGTCTTACGCTTCACCACCGCCAGTTTCATTTCTTGGTTGGTTTCTTGGTTCATTTCTTGATCGCATGTAGTTGATTTGGTCTGCATGCCCGGACACTAGCCGCAGAACCGCACACCGGGCAAACGGTCCGAGTGGTCCCCGGTTTTCCCCCATACTTACTGCCAATATCTATCGCCTAAACCGGATGGCTAGGCCGGGAAATACATTCTGAATCCCAACGGGATTCCGTAACATAGCCCAGGGTTGCCGCGCTGCGGCTACCCTGGGAACAGCGCGATAGATCTATCTACCCCAACGGGGTTGCGTCCTCCGGTGACACACATCCCAACCCCAACGATCCGCCCGATCCGTCCGTTTCTTCATCTTCCGCTGCGGTCTTCCAGTTCGGAGTCCCGCGTTCACGCGGTCTTCCTCTTCCCCAATAACCAATAACTTTTAACGAATAACCTCTCTAATCATCTGCGCTCCTCCGCTACGCTCCGGCTTCGCAGCACCCTTTATTATTCGACTCATATTTCATATGCCCTTGACGGCCTCCCAGCCTGGGGAATTCGTGAGGGTCGCGAGACACCAGGTCACTACCGGAATGGCCGCCGCGCCACCATAAATGATCGCCTCCTTCCACTTCTTATCGATCAATGCGCCCACACTGAAACCAAGCGAAACAAGCGAGGTGATGAAGAACGCCATCAGCGTGAGCAATTGAAGTGCGGCCAATGTGGCCATGAGGTAAATCGACGCCCCAACCATTCGAGCGATAGCAGGCGGCAGCACTATGACTGCGGCAATCACGAGCAGAACGATTATGTATTTATGGCGCACAATTTTTAGCGTCTCGGATCAGGCGACGGCGACCGGGGCGCGTCGATGACATGACAGATGCCATACGAGCCGTTGCCCGCATCCGTTTTGTTCGGCCTTGGAGGGTTGAGTGAACGTGATCATGTCGAGGATGCTGCGCTGTCTCTCTCGAAACGGCAGTAAAGGGTTTGCCTCGTGATTCTGGCTCCCATCCAGCTTTGAGGGCAGCCTGGATAGCCTGTCTCAAGTCCTTCAAGTCAACTTTGGGACGCTGCCGCTGCGGAGTCGAGCGTCGATACGAGAACTCCATCGGAAACTGGATGATGAGCGCACGATGAGCCTCAATGCAGGACTGAACTTCAAGGACCAAGCCCCGCCAGCCATCTGAAGTCCACTTCGGATAATCGACGATATTGAATCGATACTCTCTGCCATCCACGTTTAGTGAGTCGGAGTTCATGAGATGGGCTATAGGACCGCACGTTTGCTGCGATGGCAGACGCGTGATTGGTTTGAGTTAGTGGGGTGGTTTAGAAGCTTCTGGCGTCTTGCCATCAGCGGGTTGTTCGACATTATTTCCGTTTCAGAAGAATAGGAGGGTTATTATCCTGCATGTGTACTGACTGAGTTTCGTAACCCGGCGCATTAACAATGATTGTTGTAATCGGGATTCTGTCGTTTGGAATTGGCAGAATAATTGTCCATTCGGAGTGCTCTGGAATGTCGAATGATCCATCTTTCGCGGTAAGAACTGTGGCATCAGGAAATTCTTCGATGCTAACATGTGCATCTGAAATGGGTCGTTTGTCTGTTGAATCGAGCACCCGCCCGTAAGCATGGACAGTTTTAGTCACAGGAAAAACGCAACCGCTGAGAATCGTCATTAGCGATACCAGGATAAAAAACTGAATGAAGCGCAGGTGCATTGTCGAACATTGTAATTAGTCCAACGGCAAGGGTGGCTGGAATCGGGAAATTTGTCGAGGGTAAAAGTTAGGAGATCAGGGCTCCCTCATTTTGGTACCAATTAAGGCTTGTACGAAACACTTGTTTGAATTAAAGGGGTCGGATGGCCCACAAGAAAACTCGCAATGAGCGATACGCCGGGGGATTTCCTTCTGGCATGGAAGCGTTCGAAACCCTCGCCGATCCCCGTAACGGAAGATCCAAACGACATTATTTTGGAGAAGTGCTCTTCATCGCGTTGGCAGCCATGACCTGCGGCCTGGAAGGCTTTGATGATTTCGAGCGTTTTGCCAAACTCAAGGAAGACTGGCTTCGCAAACACCTCAAACTTCCTAATGGTACACCGAGCGACGATACGTTCCGCCGGATCTTTACGGCTCTTGATCCTAAGGGTTTCGTCGAATGTTTCATCGCCCACGTCACCACCCTTCGCCCAGAACTAGCTGGCGAGCTCATCGCTATTGATGGAAAAACCGTGCGCCACAGCTTCAAGGATGGCGATCCAGACAACAGCATCCACCTCATCAGTGCCTGGGCCAGCGGCAGCGGCCTCTCGCTCGGTCAGTTGTTAGTCGATGGCAAGAGCAACGAAATCACCGCCGTGCCGAAGCTCTTGCGCCAGATCGAAGTCAAAGGAGCCACAGTCAGTCTCGACGCCATGGGCTGCCAGAAAAAGATCGCGCAGGAGATCCACTTCGCGGGAGCCGACTACCTGTTAGCCCTCAAGGGTAACCACGGCACCCTGCACGCGGAGGTCATGGCGCTCTTCGAAGACCCCGCCGCATTGGAATACGGTTGCGGCCAGGGCCGTGTCGTGGCTGAGCACCATAGCGGAGCGGAAAAGGGCCACGGGCGCATCGAACAACGTTCAGTCAAGATCACTGACTATCTCGACTGGTTTGAACCGAACGAGCGCAAGCACTGGCTCGGGTTGCGCAGTGTGGTGGAAGTGACCAGCACCCGGGAGCTAAGCAACGGCAGCAAGAGCACCGAAAAACGCTACTATCTGACAAGCCACGCGCCCGATGCGGAGAAGCTTCTCGATTTGGTGCGGCGTCACTGGGGCATCGAGAACCGCTGCCATTGGGTTCTGGATGTGACTTTCAATGAAGACCAATGCCGGGCGCGCATGGGCCATGCGGCCCAGAACCTCGCGCTGCTGCGCAAGCTCACTCTCAATTTTCTCAGGTCGGACCAGACAGTTAAAGACACGATACGCGGGAAGAGAATCAGAGCCGCGCTTTGTGAAAAGACCCTCGAGGCCTTCCTGAAACTCAACAATTCAAAATGAGGTAGCCCTGTTAGGAGATTTCCCGAATTTCTTGGAAATCGAAGGAATGCGACTTTGCAACCGATGCTTGATTGCTTCGGTGGATTCAGGCAAATCATGGTGTTTTCGGGGACAGAACGCTCCGAGTTCACCCCTCAACCAAGAAAAGCGGCGGGACCGCTGCGACAACCTCACCGCCTCCTTTCGCACTTTGCCGGGGCCATCAATCGTCAATCAATCCTCTTCAAACCCCCAATCCCATCTTCCTCCGCATCTCTGCGATTGATCCCACCCTGCGGGACCTTCACTTCGCTCAAGTTATTTGCCTCGTTGGCCATGAAGAGGTGTTTGCTCGGCTATGGCCCGTTAGGAGTCACGACTTGTTCGCCGGGTTTGCTTTTATAGGTATAGTAGACTTCGCCCTTATCCGCCTTCGCGTTCGGGAATGGCCTTGCGCCGGCTGGCGTTACGACCACACCCACGCTGGTGACATGGAACTCAACCTGAAACAGGCGAGCAAGGTCAGTGAAAACCTTGTCTACCCGCCCTTGGATGAGCCGGCTTGTTCGTCGTTGGGTTCAGACGGGAGAACTCCAACATCGACTTCCGAAACAGTAGCAATGGAGCTCCAGCAAAGATGATGAGGTAACAAAGCCACTGAAACGAGTGCGGCTCTGGCAACTCGGGATCGTGAAGTCCGATAAATCTTGGAGCAATTACGACGATCAAGAATCCCAATCCAAACCAGAGTTGATTGCGGCTTCGCCATGCCATCACCAACGAGACCAGCCAGCCAAAGGCTATCGGCAATGCACTGGCAATCAAAGTTGGTGCTGCGGATCCCTGGGAATACGTGAATGGAAGCACGAGAAGCGCGACAAGAGTTCCCCATCGCAGGATAGCGAAACCCACCCGAGCTTGGTTTATGAATTTATCGTCTTCCATAGTGCCAGATTCTTGACGAACGTTAAATGTGCGCCCACCGGCGCGATTGAAGGGATTTTGAAATGAAATTGAGACGCTTATGCCGGTTGGCGCGCCATGGCTTGTTCGCCTTGAGTTTATAGCATGGAAAGTTCACGAAAATAATGGCATCTTTCTTTGTTGAGTTCCGCAATACGACCCTGCCACGAATAACCGGAACTGTCTCGCGTGACCATCAAATAAATGTCCCTTCCATCGAAGTTGATTCTCTTGCCTGATGGAGGGCGGCAACTCTCTACTTGCGGGGTTGGCCATCTTGGTGAGGTGGAATCTTGTCCGATTCAGTCTTTGCGCGCTTCTTCTCATTCACCATCAAAAATGTTGCGATAATCAGCGGGCCAAATGCGAATGGAGCCAGATAATAATTGGAGTCGAATCCCATCCCTAGGAACGTGTACTCTATGAACCATGCTACCGCAACGATAGAGCCGATAATATGGAATGTAATGCGAAGAGTCTTGAAGTTCATAAATTGTATGGCGAACGATTGCGTGCTCCTACGAGCGAGATTGAATGGGGTAGTTTTTCAATTTCGGCTTCAGAGAGGATATCGTTGAGCGTCCATTTCTTGCGCATCCGTCCCGATGCATCATAAACGACCACCGTGTTCTCGCTAGTGCCTACTCCCATGTAGTCATCAAATGTCACAAGAAATGAACCATCATCTGGGATGACCACACTACACGGGCGAGCGGCATTGACAAGGTCATGTTCGCGCCAGAACTCATACATCTTCTTCTCTTCTGAATACCGGAAGAACCTGCAATGCGCTGACTTCGAATCGCTGCCATCGGAATTAGCGAAACCCGGTTCGACACGCACAATGAGGCCCGCATTCTCAGAAACGTGGACACTCGGCGTGGGTGGTCCCCATGAATCGGCGCGTAGGCTAACGGGTAAAAGAGCGACGAATAGGGCGGCTTGGATTACTCGGATCATCTGAATTTTTTCAGAACAGTGTAATTAGTCCAACAGCGGCGGTAGCTGGAATCGGGAAATTTGTCGAGGATAATAGTTAGGAGATTTCCGAATGTATTGGAAGTCAATGAGATGCGACTTTGTAACCGATGCTTGATTGCTTAGGTGAGTTTAGGAAAATCCTGGTGTTTTCTGGGACGGAACGCTCCGAGCCATTCCTGTTAGATGGGTGATTATCACTGATGGTTGAAGTCTTAGGAATACGAAAGGGAGACTATGCCACACAGGGATTGATGCTCGCCGCCGCTCGCCCCCCCTCCGCTTAGGCCATCTATCTCGCTCGGTTCCGCGTTTTATCCTGTTGCCTACGGCCATGCGAGTCACGGCATTGCCAATTTTCCCAAGCTCACTAAAGTTCGCACCGCGTTCTCTCCCTCAATAACCAATAACCTTTAACCAGTAACCCATTCTTCCCTGCGTTCCCTCTGCGACCTCTGCGCCTCCGCGTTTCGCTCCTCTCCCCTTCTTTTCAGCGTCCTCAGTAACTCAGTTCCCTCAGTGGTTCTCTTCTCTTCCCCAATAACAAATAACTTTTAACGAATAACCCCTCTTCCCTCCGCGCCTCCGCGTTTCAACCCTCTTGGGTCGCCTCATCTATCCACTCCAAATACCCGGCATGGCCATCAGTGATTGGTAGTTGGATAATCTCAGGAGTCTCATAAGAATGATTGGCCACGATCAACTCACACACCCGGGTGAACAGGGCGGAACGGGTCTTGATCTGTAACAACACCTCGTCATCACAGCAGGTTTCGTTTTTCCAAATGTAATGGCTGGTGATGGGCAGCAACTGCACACAGGCAGCAAGCCTTGACTTTACCAGCATGGATGCCAGTTCCTTGGCATGGACGGCGCTATTTGTGGTAGTCTGCACCACACAGTAATCGGTGGACGGGTTCATGGGGGTTAAAGTGTCTTGCTGAAGCGGATTTCCCAAAAATCCACACCACAAAAAAACACCGCGATAACGAAGGATGCAAGACCGGGATTTCAGGCGGCTTCCCGACACAAGGGAGAAAGCCAACCACAACCGGAGCGCTGCGGCGATAGCCGAGCACTTTAATTCTACAAAGTTAAAATAAATCTTGACTAATTTCCCGCTCACTGGCGAGTATCGCGCTGCGGGCGATCAATCTGATTATCCGCGCCAAGAAATCTAACATGCCGTCCCTGCGA